AATCATTCTCAATCTTGAGTATGAAGACTTGTTTGACGGCACACCAAAGAAAGTTGAGGAAAAGATTTATGAGTAACGAAACAGGTATCAATCCAGCTGGACACCGTATCCTGATCAAACCGCAAGAAGTAAAAGAAGTCTCTACTGGAGGCATCATCATTGCTACTGAGGTTACTAAGGAACGTGAGCAGATGGGCAACACTACTGGTATCGTAATCGCTATGGGCGATACATGCTATGACGATGTTCCTACTCCTTGGTGCAAGGTTGGTGACAAGGTGATCTTTGCTAAGTACGCAGGTCTTCTTTACCGAGGTAAGGATGGTTTGCATTATCGAATGATTAACGACAAAGACATCACTGGCACTTTAGATGCTGATGTTGATTTGGTAGATCCCTATCTTGCTAAAACCTAATCGGAGAAAAGTATGAGTGAAGAAAATGTAGGTAGTGGTGAAGGCGGCAACGAGCCACAAGGCATTGCTCCTGAAGTTGTTAAAGAAGCTGAAAGCCAAGGATGGGTTCCCAAGGAGAAGTTCCGTGGTAACGAATCTGATTGGGTAGATGCTGATGTGTTCGTTAAACGTGGTCGTGAGATCCTCCCGATCCTACGTAAGAACAACGAACATCTTTTGCGAGATTTGAATCACGCTAAAGAGCAACTTAAAGAGATCCGTGAAGCTGCGGAGGAATTTAAGAAGTTCCAAAAAGATGCCTATGACCGCAAGGTGCGAGACTACGAAGCCCAGATCAATGAGATCAAACAAGCTCGTGCTCAAGCTATCTCTGATGGTGACGGTACTAAAGTCAATCAACTTGATGACGCTTTAGACCAAGCCAAAGAAGAGTTGCGAGATGCTAAACAGGATGCGAAGCAAGCAGAAAAGGTTGCTGCTTCAGAAGTTCCTAGTAACACTCCTCCTCTTGATCCTAGTCTTCAATCTTGGTTAGACCGTAACACTTGGTTCGGTCAAGACAAACGTATGACTGCAATAGTCAACGGGATTGGTGACAGCATTCGTATTGAACATCCTTCTCTTAGTGGTCAAGCTTTCTTAGACAAGCTTGATGAAGTTCTAGCAGAAGAGTTTCCCAATAAGTTTGGTAAGCAACAGCAGTCACCTGCTGGTCGAGTTGAGTCTGGCTCTGGTCGTCAAGGCCGTTCTAGTTCTTCTAATGCTCGCTCTTACGACAACTTGCCTTCGGATGCCAAGGCAGCATGTGATCGGTTTGTTAAGCAAAAGCTTATGACACGAGAACAATACGTTGCTGATTTTGACTGGAACTAATACTTAGGAGATAGATATGCCCAAAGCTTTGAATGAATTTGAAAAACGTGATCGTATCTTGGCTATGCGTGAGCAACGTGCTCAACAAGCTGAGGCTTCTGTACAACAGCAAGAAGTGTTGCAATCTTCCGAACAAAGAGTACAATCTTCTGCAACGACAGTAGAAACACCTGCACCTGTTCGTAAACGTCGTGGTACGTTTAATGGTACTGAGGGCAAGTTAACAGTCCACGGGTCTATCCCAGGCTACCACTTGCATGTCTTTACAGACAATGAATCTCGTATCCAAAACGCACTTGACAACGGTTATGAATTTGTGCGACCCTCTGAAATAGAAGGTGTGAGTGAGAATGTGGTTAGCCGTAATGGTGACCTAGGAGATAGGATCAGATTCCTTGTTAATCCTCGTGCAGAGGGTTCACAACAATATGGATACCTGATGAAGATTCGGCAAGAGTGGTACGAGGAAGATCAAGCCGCACTTCAAACAAAAAACAACATGATTGATCAAGCTATTCGTAAGGGCAAAGTGACGGGTGAAAACTCTAGCTTCTACGTTCCGAATGGAGGGATCACAATGAAACAAACCTAACTTTTAGGAGTCTTTAATGGCTAACGTAAACCGTCCTAACGGTCTGTCTCCTGTCGGGAGCCTGACTGGTGCTGCATACACGCAGCAAGGCCGTTTGTATCGTATCCCCAGCACTGACTCCACATACACCTACGCTGTGGGTGATGTGGTGATTTCCGCTGCTGGCTCTGATACCAACGGTGTTCCTAACGTCGTCAAACTCGCTAACGCTGCACAAGCTAGCGGTGTGCCTTTGGGCATCATCGTTGGTATTCGTGTTGCTGATCCTGGCGTGTCTTTGGTCGGCACTACCCTTGACTTGGCTAACAACTTTGTTCCCAAGACTAAGGCCCGTGACTACTATGTGTTCGTTGTGGATGATCCAAACGTGATGTTTGAAGTCCAGTTCGACAGCACTTCTATTGCTGCTACTGACCTGCACAAAAACGCTTCGTTGTCTATCACTAACGACCAGTCGTCTACCCTCGCTGCGTACTCGCCTAACAGCTCTACAGTGCTGACTGCTCCTAACACTACGAATACTTTGCCTATTCGTGTGCTGGGTGCTGTTCAACGTCCTGACAACGCTGTTGGTGCTTACGTTCGTGTTATTGCCAAGTTCAACAACCACGAGTTTGGTGTTGGTACTGGTACTAACTTCACTGGCGTTTAATCTAGGAGAATAAAACATGGCTGGTGTAATTACTACCGCTTCCCACCCCAAGGCTCTTTGGCCTGGTATTAAAGCTTGGTGGGGTCAAACCTATAACGAGCATCCTGAAGAGTTTGGCGATTTGTTCGACAAGGACACTTCTACCCAAAACTATGAGGAAGATGTTCAGTTGTCTGGTTTCGGTCTTGCTCCCATTAAGACTGAAGGTCAAGGCACTGCCTACGACTCTGAAATCCAAGGCTTCACAACTCGCTATACACACGTTGCTTATGCAATGGGTTATATCGTGACCAAAGAAGAGCTGGACGACAATCTGTACGAAACCGTGTCTAAGAAGCGTGCTGCTGCTTTGGCAATGTCTTTCCGTCAGACTAAAGAGAACGTGGCTGCTAACGTCTACAACCGCGCATTTACTGCTGCGTATGTGGGCGGTGACAACCAACCTTTGTGCTCTACAGCTCACCCGAACACTGCTGGCGGTACTTGGGCTAACACCCCTTCCGTCGGTGTTGACTTGTCGGAAGCAGCTTTGGAGGATGCAATGATCTCGATCATGGGTCTGCAAAACGACCGTGGTCTGTTGGTTGCTATCCAACCCCAAAGCTTGCACATCGCTCGTCAAGAAGTGTTCAACGCTACTCGTATCCTTCACTCTAGCTACCAAACAGGTAACGCCAACAACGATATTAACGTGATCGCTTCTGGCAAGTACCTGCCCGGTGGTTTTAAAGTGAACCACTACTTCTCTGCTCCTCACGCTTGGTTTATCCGTAACTCGGTTCCTGGCAAGACTGGCATGAAGTACTACGAGCGTCATGGCATCACTTTCGATCAAGACAATGACTTCGATACTATGAACCTCAAAGCCAAAGGCTACGAGCGTTATAGCTTCGGTTGGTCTGATCCTCGTGCTGTGTGGGGCGTTAACGGTCCCTAATTGTTCCTAGTAACAAGCCCCCTCCTAGTGAGGGGGTTCTTTTATGGAGTCTCTTATGAGCTTTGAACGCCAAAAACAAAAAGGCAAACGACCTACTCCTAAGCTTCCCCCGAAGCAAAAATAAGAGTAGAATCTTTCTCGTCCGATGACGCTCTCCTCGTAGAGCGTTGTTTCCCTAAACAACGTCATAGGATTTATCATGTCAGCTCCTACCCGTTTCCTCAGTGGTGTTGCCACTGTTCCCGCAAGCCAACCTCTTGGCAACTACCCTTTCCCTGATCCCTTCCACACTGCTGGTACTACTGGTCTAGATGTTGTTAGTTATGTTAACGACTTCTTTACTATTGGTTCTACTACCCTTGATTGGACTATCACAGGTACATCTTCTAGTTTTACTACTGGTAACGGTGTAGGCGGTGTTGCTGTAGTTACTCCCGGTGGTACTACTACAACTACTACCGTTGCTTCTACTGGCAGTGGTTTCCAATTTGTTGCTGGTCAAAAATTCTGGTACATCTGCCGTATCAAGATGTCTGCTGTTAGCTCTACTAAAGCATTTACCTTTGGTCTCCAAAAAGGTTCTGGTGCAACTGGCTCTGCTACTGATGGTCTGTGGTTCACTAAACCAGCATCTAGCACTAGCTTGAACTTGGTGTCTACAGTTAATAGCACTGCTACCACTTTGGTAACTGGTGTGACTACTGTTGCTGCTGATACATACGTTGACGTAGCCTTCTACTACGACGGTACTGATCTGTTGGTGTACTCTGCTGATGCAGTTGTTGCTCGTATAGCAGCTCCCACTATTGGTAGTTCTGCTACTACATTGACTAATGCTCTTTTGAACATTGGTTTCAACGTAGTGCCTACGGCTACCGATACTCTGACTGTTGACTACGTGTTGGCTGCTCAAGAAACAACTCGTTAATTAGGAGACTAGCATGGCTAACTCCTTTACAACGCAGATCCTTCAAGAAGGTCCACGCAACGCTATTATCAAATTGGCAGGGGTGCTTGACACCTCTGACCAAGCTTTGACAACTGCTGTTGATGTGACTACCTTGACTCAGGGTGGAGTCAGTATTGCTCCTGCACAAGTTCGTATTGACCACATTGATTACTCAATCAGTGACCAATTGGAAGTACAACTCTGGTGGGATGCAACTACTGACGTCATTATTATGCCCATTGCAGGTCGAGGCAAAATGTCTTTTTGGAATTTTGGTGGTTTAAATAATAACTCAGGTGCTGGTAAGAGTGGTAACATTCTTATTAAGACAACAGGCTATGCTTCTGGTACTCAAGTGTTCTCCGTAATTCTTGAGCTAGTCAAGCAAGGTCCAGATCAACCGTAATATAGGAGGGGCTATGTTGTCTCCAAACGATCTCTACGAAATCCGAAAAATCATTGTTGCCACTCAGTTTATTATGAAAGGTGACTTTGATAAAGAGATGGCACGAATTGACAAGGCTGCTGAAGTTGCTGCTGAAAACCGCAAAGCTGAGATTGAAAGTGCTGAGTATGCTTCTAAAAGCCGTCTTCAAAAAGCTCAAAACGATGCTAACGAAGCTGCTGCTAATCTTGCTGCCCAACAGAAAGCAATAGAAGAAGCTACTGCTAAACAGCAGCAATCTATCAAAGATTCTGCTACTGCTTCTGCACAAGCTCGTAAAGATTTGCTTGCACTAGCTGAAGCTAAATCTCAGTTTGAAGAGTACCGCCTTAAACTATCTACTGAGTTGGAAGCTTTAAAAGCACAGGCAATTAAAGACCAAGCTGATTTGCAAGCACAACGCTCTTCTTTAATTGAAGAACAAAACAAGCTTACAGCTAAACTGGAAAGCCTTAAAGCTTTAGCAGGGTAATCGTTATGAAACAGCCTACCCACTTTTTTGTACGGCTGACTAACGAATCTACGGAACCAGTGCCTATTGTAGATAGCATGGGCATTGGTACGTACGACTATATGTCTTTGTCTTACACTGGATCTAACCTTACAGGAGTTGTTTATAAACTTGGTGGGGCTTCTGGTACTGTAGTTAATACGCTGACTTTAGGGTATGACGGATCTAATAACTTAACTTCGGTGACTAAATCATGAGTTGGGTATTTAATCCTTTTACAAATAAGTTTGACTGGACAGTTGTAGGCAATGCTTTTGATCCTGCTTCTCCTGGTCCCATTGGCGGCACAACGCCTGCTGCTGGTACGTTTACGACTTTGATTGGTGGCGGTGGCTTTGCTAACTACGGTCAACTGACTGGCGGCGCAACAACTAAAGCTGTTGAGTTTAAATCTCTAGGTAGTGACACAAACGTCGCTCTTGCATTACGTTCACAAGGCACAGGAGCAATCGACCTAGCTGCTGGTTCATCTGGTGTGAACATCAGCAACGGTGGTACTGTTACTGCTATTACTAGGACTGCAAACGGTTCGGCGTATACCAGCTTTC